AATTCTTCTAATTTATCTATTAAATAACTTCCGTTTTTATTTATAAATGCATTACTATTTTTCCAAATTTCATTTATTGTTTCGCAATAATCTTTACGTAAATTTATAAAAGAACATAAAAAATTATATGCATTTTTTTTATTAAATGCTTTAATTAATTTTTTATCATTTTCATCAAATGATATATTCTTAATAATTACACCTTCCCACGATTTATTATCATTAGAATTAGTACTTATATTTTTTTGTTTAGGTAATTTTTTAATATAATTTATTTTAACTATATGTAATGCGGCTACTAATAAAATATTAATAGGGTCAAAATTATCTGACTTAGTTTCTAGTATTCCTTTACAATTGTTTTCACAATTTATAACATCTATATCATTTCTATAAGTTCTATCATTGTTGGTTATTTTTATAAGATGATTTTCTTTTCTTATTTTATCTTTAATATAATTATAAAACCTATTATTATTAAGAGCTATAATATGTAGATTTTGAGTTAATGACAAATCTACAGCAGAAGATATCATTAAATCTTCAATATCAGCAATAAAATTAAAAACACTAATATTCTCATTACTATATTTTTTAAATAATTCATGTACAGATATATTATCATCATATTTTATATCATACGTATATATATATAGAGGCCATCCTTCATTAGGATTAAAAGGAAGTCCTACTTGACCACAATAACGTGTACCTCTTCCAATAACTTGAGTTCTTTCTGATTTTGTAATTAAAGGTTCTAAAATATGCATATATTTAACATCGAATACATCAATTCCTTCCTTAAATCCAGAATCTAATATTATAAAACGCATATTTTTTCCATTAATATTATTCTCTCTATTATTCATTAAATTCATCATATTTTTTTTTAGTTTTATTGGTAATGGTTTTTTATATACTGATGATTTTGTTAATAAACCAAATGTTTTATATTCATCCGTAATATTTTTTTTTAATATACCATTATTATAAATTAAAATAAAATCATTAGCTATCATAGAAGAAGCAACCATTTTTGCACCACTTATTCCATCAACATCACTATATATAATATGTTTATAATATTTACCATCTCTTTCCATATCTTCTGCATCTAATATCTTTATTTTTTCAATTAAAGCATGTATTTTAGGAGACATTACAGGTAAATTCGTAAGAACACTTTTTTTACTAAATTTAGAAGAATCGAATTTATATTCAGGTTTAATATGTGCCCACGAAGCAGTATTTCTAATACATAATGCTTTTTTAGAAATATTATTATTCATAATCTATAATTATTAAATATTATTAAATATTATTATTAATAATTAAAAAATAAATTACTATGTTAGTTTTACTTATTCTATTAAAAAAATGTGTCAAATACCGAATCAACAACATTATCTCCTAAACTAAACCCTAAACCTAATCCAAAACCTTCCATAATACTTTGTTTCATAGTTGGTTTATGACTACTTATTATTACTTGTGGTGTATTATTCATATTTTTATTATTCATATAATTGTCAAATTCGCGATTATTAACTAATAATTGCTGATTTTGCATTAAAGTATGTTTATTTAATTGTTGTATATTTTGCTTTTGTAGTTGAATTTCTAACTGCTCTAGTCTATGTATTAGATTTTTAGTATCTAGGTTTTTATGATCTCCATTATATTCTTGTTGTTTTTGTAATGTTTGTAGTTCTTCTAATTTTTGTAATAGTTGTTGAATTTTTTCTTTTTGATTATTTTCATTTATATTATTTGAATATTGATGCTGATCTTTAATATGATATGTAGGTTCTAACATACCTCCATTTTTTTTATTTTTAATATTATTCAATAATTTAATATCTTCTTTTAATCTTATTTCTAAAGCTTTTTTTTGAAAATCTTTAATAGTAACATATTTTGTTTTCATAAAAATTTTATCCATTGTTTTATGGTTAATTTTATATTTTGTAATTATGAAACCATCATAGTTCTTATCTCCATCTATATCAATCTCTTCAATTAAATAATAAAATTTTTTTTTCATTACTATTATAATTAAAGAAAGTAAATTATTTTTAACCTATTAAAATTTGTAAATCTTTTAATAATTTATTAATATCAATATTTTTACCCTTAATTAAATGTGCAAAATGTGATTTTTTAGAAATGGCAATTCTTGGTATTTCATCAACAGGAAGATGTTTATTTCTAATTTTATTCATCATAATATTTGATACAAGTATTGTATTTACTAATTTTTTATCTAAATTATTAAATATAGTTACATCATCTATTATTTTTAGTAAATTTTTATCTGTTATGTAACAATTTTTAATATAATGATATATATTATGTCTTTTATCTATTTTATATTGTCTCACTAAAACTCCATCTGGTAAATTATCATTAGTAACATCTAAATCTTCTATGAAATAATAGTATTTTATATTTTTAATCATTTTCTAATATTACAACATAATATATTTACATTAAATTATGTAAATATATATAAATATATTTTAATATAGTATATTAATATTTTAAGTAATATGAGAACAGAAGTGATGTTGAAACCATTAAAAGACATTATTGAAAATTATCAAATACCCGTATTACAAAGACTAGTTGATAATGAACATATTAATAATATGATTAAAGACCAAAAAATAGAATTTAATAATTATAAATCATTTTCTATGTTACAAAGTTTTACTATAGCAAATATAGTAGAAGAAGAGAAAGGATATATATTAGATGGACAACATAGGGTCGCGGTATATTCTCAACTAAAAAAAGATGGCTATGATATTGATAATATTCTTGTACCAGTAGTAAAATATAATTTAACTAATTATGAAGAAGTAAAAGACTACTTCAAAAGAATTAACATACATTCGCCTATTGAACCAATATTAAATCTTGAAACTATTGAAAAAAATTTACTTCAATTTTTAATAAATAGATTTAGTAACAAATATTTTAAACACGATGATTATGAAAATTCTTGTCAATGCCCTCATATATCTCTTTATTATTTAAAAAATCATATTAAAGCAAAAAATATAAATAATATATTAAGTTTACATAATAAAACAGAAAAAGATTTGCAAAATTGTATTTTAGATGTTAATGATTTTTTAGAATCTATATCTTTGAAACAATTAGATGAAAAATTTGCTAATAAATTTGAAAAATGCAAAAATAAAAAAGAAAAAGAAGGATGTAAATACATTTGTTATTTAGGAGTATTTAGAAATTGTGAATGGTTAGATCTAGCAATATATTCCCTAATTAATTCTTTAGATTTAAATGATTTTGGAAATATAATTAAAACTATTATATCTCCTAAAAAAAAAGATAAAATCATGAAAAATACTAGAAATGAAGTCTGGAAAAAATATAATACTACAAATAGTATGTCTGGTAAATGTTATGTATGCGAAGAAATTTTAGATTATAATAATATGGAATGTTCTCATGTTGTTGCACGCGCATTAGGAGGTGATGTATCGTTAGATAATCTACGACCATGTTGTAAATCGTGTAATCGTGAAATGGGTATTATGAATCTATATGAATATAAAAATTTAAAATCAAATATTAAAATTAAATAAATATTAAAATATAATAAAAAATAAGGGGATAATATATTTAAAAACTTTATTTTTTTTTAGCAAGTATAATTTGGTCTATTTCGCCATCTGTATATATTCGATTGTTATTTTCTAATAATATATAATCGTCCTTCATTAAATTTATAATATTATTTTTAGTAATACCTGTCCAGTCGTAAGTCATAGTTGGATATACAGGATGATTATCTCCTGCACCACATATACCTGTCTTACCAAGTAATCTAGTATCATCTATTATAATAATATCATCATAGTCTCTTTTTTTTAATATTTCTAGTTCATATAACAATGGAACTTCCTCTTCTCCAAAAGCGGTTTCACCCCCACTATAATGAGCATCTAAATATATAGTAATCGGTTCTGTAATAGAATGAAGTAGTTCAGGTAATATCTTTTTTGAATCTCCAAAATACATTTTAACATTATTATGTTCTTTAAATTGTTCTACATTATAATTATACCATTTATCAGATAATTCTATAGAATGAATATGTTGATAATTATTTAGCACGTCTTTTATTCCATTACCTAAATATGTTCCTGTTTCTATATAATGAGCTGTTTTTATATTATTAGTTAAAGTATAAAATTCGTTTGTTAAATTAGGCATAATTAAGTATATATACGACAATATATATGTCTTTATATGCTTTTACTAATAAAATATAAAAAGTAATTTGCTAAGAAAACTTGTTGACGAATATAATAATATAAAAAAAGAATATTATAAAAAATGATAATATATATAGTTTATTATATATATTATATCAAATATTATGGATACTATAGATATAAAAGATAATCTATTTAGATTATCTGGATATATCTATATAAGGTCAAATGAATTATGGGACATGTATGATAGTTATAAATTAGGTAGGACACAAAATATATTAGAAAGAGAGAATAATTATATAACATCAGAAATAATTAGAGGTCAATTCAAATATATCTATGAAATATCTAATTATGATATTGAAGATTGTGAAAAAATTTTGTTTAAAGAATTAAAAAAATTCAATATATATAATAATGCTGGAAAAGAATTTTATAAAAAATGTTGCGTAGAAAAAATTGAAAATATTTTTACTAAAAATTTCATAAAATATAAATTACTATCTGAAAGCGAAATTAATGAATTAACTAGAATTAACAGAGAATATATTAATGCCGATATCATTGAAGATGAATGTTTTAAAAGTATTGTCGTCGATGGTATTTGTGAAAAATTAGATTTATATAATGTAAATAATGTTAAATTTAAAATAACTAATAAACATAATGTTTATTACATACCAAGAGATGACCAAACTATAATTATTGAAAAGTCAGTTATACATTTTCAACAATACAATAAAGGTATTCTCGTGTTAATGTGCGGAGTAGGAAAAACTCTAATTTCATTATGGATTATACAAAAACTCAATGCAAATACTATTATTATTGGTGTTCCTAATAAATTATTATTGAAACAATGGGAAGAAGTTATTTGCATTTTATTTCAAGATGTTCCATATTTAATTATTTCGAGCGGAGTTAATACTAAAAATATAATGAGTTTTTTAGAAATTAATCAAAAAAATTGTATTGTAATAACGACATATTCATCTGCACATAAAGTATATACTGCTACACAAAATGTTAGTTTTGTATTTGATATGAAAATAAATGACGAATGCCATCATTTAACATCAAATAATATGCGTTTAGAACACACAGCAAAAAAATATATTCAAATGTTAAATATCCCATCTATAAAACAATTATCATTAACTGCTAC